AATAGTCGTTTGTGGAACTTACTGTTGGAGCATTCGCAATGTTGACAGTTGTTTGCGTTGTTCCAGCTGGCGTGACCAAGAACGTTGTATCTGGATTTGTGTTTGGTAAATCGTATGCAACGTTCAGTGTTAAGTTTGCGGAGAGAAGAATGGCATCTAATCCCCAGTTGAGTTGTATGTTAGCGTTTGGCGATGTTGTGTCAATGACGCTGACAACAATGTTACCACCTGAACCGTTTCCTGTGCCATCATAGACGCCAGACGATGTATTTTTAGTGATAATATCAACGTAACTATTCGGAGCGATTCTAAAACCATAACCTCTTCGAACAATGGTTGTTGAGTCAATACTTGCGCTCGTTACGTTATTAACATATGCAACTGCTTTTTGTCTTGATGTGAGACCAGGATCCAATCCACCGTAAATTACGACAGGATCGCCAGTAACATATCTTCTGCCTCTCTTTCGAGGATTAATACGAACATTTGACAAACTGCCGATAATCGTTTCAGTGAAAACTAATTTTGTTCCATTAGTATCAACATATTCAATATCTAATGTCTCACCGTTTACGAATGGTCTTGTAACGCCAGAAACATAAGCCTCATAAATTTCAGTATTTGTGCCAGCATCATATGATCTATAAACTCTTTCAATGATGCAAGTTGCGCGAGATATTGTGCCAATACCTTTTCTATTTTTCAATGCATTCAAATCAACTGATTGGTTGCCAGGAGATATTGTTAGTCGGAATGCTTGAGGTAATACCCACTTACCGTCAGATGCTCTAAAAATCTGAAGTTTTGGGAAAAAGATTTCTAGATCTTTATCATATAAAACATGGAATAGAAACTTAAAAGAGTCAGGAGTTCCTTTTTTAGCATAGAAATCTCTTGCACTTTTAATAATTCTTTCTGTGCTTAATTGAGATTCTTCTGGAAATGAAGGAAGAACTTTTGTTCTGAAATAAGAAAGCAAACTCTCACGAGTTAAATCAACATCATGATTTTGTTGGAATAACTTAATTTCATAAGTAGGATTTCCAGGTTGCTCTAAGAACTCATAATATTTTTGTAGAAACTCAACAAATGTGGGAAACTCTGAGCGAATAAACTCAGGAAGTTGAGACTCAATTAACGTTGATACTTTATTCAATGTCGACATATTAGGTTACTTTAACAATATCAATTGAAACTTGAGATTGATTGTCAATGTCTAGTGTAATGATTGTATTTCGAGCAGAATTAAACAGAGTGTTCTTTGGGGTTGCATAGAACTTCAAGATTTTAAAATTATCTCTAACATCGATTGGGCTAAATTGCGTAAGAGTAATTGTTCCAGTAATATAGTCGATCACACCTGCAGAATCAGAATAAATCACTTTGATGTTATTATTATCGAAATAGTAAGATCTTAATCTGCCAGTCGTGTTTTCCACGATTGGTTTTAAGATAATATTTGTCAATAAATTATTATCTTGATCATATGCTCTAATTGCTGCAGTCGTATAATCCGCACCAGGCTTTTTAACATTGACTGCTGTAATCTTTCCGTTTGTTACAATAGCCTCAAGTTCAGCACCGATACCATCACCAATAACGTCAAGTCTTGGCGTGGTTGTTAATCCAGAACCACCAAGAACAACTTGAACTGAAGAGACACCAGTAGAAGACAATGGAACTTCTTCAAAGTAGAATTCGCGCAAGATGCCTTCGTTGTCATATGCAGTATATGCAGGGCTTGAACTGATTCTATCAGCACCTGTTGAACGTTTTAATTCAGTGTAGTATTTGATGACGTAACTTCTAGATGTACCAAGTATTGGTGTTAGTCGTTTTTCGATCTTAACGTCAACATCATTACTTACAATTGATGGATGTGCCATGTCAATTTCATGCATTAATCTTGAGATCTTAAAGTATGAATTGAATTGATCCAAGTAGGTATTTGCATATCCATTAATTTTATCACGAACAAGAGTTGAGAGTTCGCCTGGAGTTAAAGTCGTTGCAGTCGGATCATATGTAACTTTTACATTTAAATTTAAGAAGTTATAATCTGGATCAACGAACTCAGGCGTCACTGTCAAAATACTAATTGGATCAATAACTGTATTAATGATATAGTCTTTTTCTGTTCTAGAAATTTCGTATCCAGCTGCAGGTTTAGCTGAAACAAACACTTTACCATAAACTGGAGGAATATTTTCTTCACCACCCCAAACGTTTACTGATTCGAATGCAGGGTATCTTTGTTGAATCAATGCAATATAATCGTTCTTAGTTATCGCTCTGCCATTTGAGGCATATGATTTTGGTGCGATATTTTTAATCTTCTCGATTGACTCTGCAGCGGCACCGCCCAAAGCAATTTGATCAACGACGATGGTGCCTTCAGTTAAGCCACCAACAGAATCCATCAATCTAAATCCTTTTGCTTTATTTGCTTCTGCGCCTTTACTTACGACATAAGAAACAATAACGATATTTCCATCAGAAAGTTTCTTTCCAAGAATATCATCTCCAAAATAAATCTTATAATTTCCATTAGTGATTTCGTCTAGGAAATAAACTTTACTTGTTTGAGATAAGATTGTTGAATCTGTTGCAAGAGTATATGTTTCTTGTGTTAAATCTAAACTTGAATTTTGCACAATCACTTCAAGAGTTGACGTGTCAATGTTTTGATCTAGAAGTTTAAATTCTTGAAGAGGATTGATCAGCTCATTGTATACAAAAACCTGAGAAACAGGATTGCCTTCATAAATCTCTAGATCTGCAAAGGTAAATGCATTATTTGATTTAGTTACAGTGACTTCATCTAAATTTGTGAAGATATAATTGACGCCATCAATTGCTGATGATGCAAATCGTGTGAACTTCGGAAGAGTTAGCGAAGTGATGGATCCAACTCCAGGATTATTTGCCAATGTGAAACTTAAATCGATTTTTGCTTGAGCACTGCGAATGGAAGAAGGAGTGTATCCTAACATCTTCGCATGAGAAACAACAGAGTCTCTCAGTGCGGCGGTATCTAAAAACGACTCATTTGCAATCATATTCATATAGAATGATAGGTAATGAGTATTATATGACAATAGATCGATCAATTGAGATAAAGTTGATCCCTCAAAGTCGTAATCTGCAAACGTACTCTGAGACTTCAAAAAGTTCTTGAGACTCGCCTTTATTGTAAAGAAATCTGGTTCTGAAATAACGAGTTTACTTTCGACATTTGCCATGTTATCTTAACCTTTGCAAAAATATAGCCGTTGTGACTGGTCTTATAGAGTTTAGTAAGTAGAATCGAATCGTAACATCGAATCCATCTGCATCAAAATTAGGCGATACACTTACATAATCTACTTTTACTCTTGGCTCAAAATTTGTAATACTTGTGAGGATTTCTTCTCTAATGTTCATAGCAGTCATGTCATCGAGAGGTTCGAATAACTGCGAAAACACATCGGAACCAAATAAAGGAGTAAACCGACGTTCTCCTTTATTCGTCAATACAATGTTTTTAACCGATGCAATAATGGCGTTTTCGTTTAATTTGAGTGCAACATCTCCAGTCACAGGATGTTTTGTGAACTTTAGATCCAGATCAGAATAAACGCGAACAGCTCTTGCCATTTATGAGTCCTCTAAATGATTATTTATGTCTTAGACGGACGAAGAATTGCAACAATTTGCGCACCTCCGCTGCTGACAAGAGAGACGTCACCAATGCGACCATCACCGATATTACCGTTATACGGTGGTTGAGATCCTCCGATAAAGGTTAGAGATCCATTTATGTTTTCATAAACGAAGTTGGTATGGTCATTATTCCACAAAACAACATCTCCAGGCTGAGCATCTGATGGCTTAACACGAGTGAAACGATAATCATCGATTCGAATTTCAAGATCTCTTGGATTTGGAGTCTGAACATATCGATAGCCATTCTGTTTCAATCCGAAGTTGACGAATGCGATTGCCCATCTCGATTGATCGCTCAAATTCCAAAATTCTCTAGAGAATCCGAGATTTCTCCAGAGATCAGTGATATTTGGATTCGACGGTTCGATTCTACCAGAAATTTCAACACCAGTTTCTCTCCAATAACCGTTTGCTGCGAGAACTAATTGTTTTCTCAGCCAAGCAGATATATCCGCACCATCATTAATCACAATCAAACTCTCTCCCACAACATCATTAAAGATCACATCAGAGCCTGAAGTTGATGGTGGTGCAATAAATCTCTTAACGTTTGAATATGGTGAAGAATATGCATAAGGATTTGCAAGATAATCTCTTAATAACTTATTGTTTTCTTCTGTTATCGAGTCTTTAAATCTAAAGATTCTATCTGGTTCTAGATGTTTTTGTGTATCAGTTGGAGTTCCTAATTTAATTGGTTTCTCAAGATAAGATGTCGCATTTACAACTTCTTGCACTTGATTTACATTAATTTGGAACTGATCAGCGATTTCGATTAGAACAAATTGCTCTTCACTGCTATTTCTTCTCATTCTATCCTTGTTCGTTTTATCTTCATGATACAAGTAAACAATACCATTTGCATCTATCGCAGGCATGCGAGTTAAGGAAGGATCTGGTATCAATGCAGCAATTCCTCCGCTGCCTGCTACAGATAGAACATGAGAATCCCCGTTCGAATCATATCCTGTCGCTTCCATATTGGTCGCACCAGCATTTAACAATCCATTAATCTCAACAGAGGATCCAGTGACTCGAGTTGAACTTCCTTTTAGGTGAAGAACATTACTTGAAGTGAAGTATCCATTTCCTACACTGTTGATTGAGATATTTCCAGAGGATTGGATCGCCACGTTTCCAGATCTATAATGAATCGTATTCGCAACGTTGAAGTATTGATTTGATTTAGAGTAAAGAGTGAAATCATTCGCAGTTGATATGTTAGAAGTATTCGAATTTATAATAAGTTTATCATCAACTGAAATGTATTGATTATTAGCAGTGATTGTCGATGTATTTGCAATGTCGAAGTGCAGAGTATTGGCTCGCATATTAAATGCGCCACCAACCGATACATTCATATTTGCACTCACATTTGCCTCTAGATTATTCTCGACTTGCAAGAAACAATCACCAACGACTTTAATATGAGCGTTAGATTCTAAGACAATATTAACCTTTCCTGCAACATAAAGATAATCATCGTTGAGAACAATTCTATAATTACTCTTGACGACTTTTTCTACTTTAGTTCCACTTGGATAAAATTCAACAAAACTTCCAGATCTATGCGCTAGATGAACACGCTCACTTCCAGGAGTATCATCAAGTTCGAACACATGACCAGATTCTGTTTCCATAGCCTTGTTATATGGATATTCAGCTATGTATGGAGAGGCAGGTTCTGACCATGATTGATCATTTGCTCCAATTGCAATGATTGAAGATCGCTCTCGGAATTTTTGTGTAACGCTCTTTTCTAATGAGGTTGCAAAATCATTCAATGAAGGCTTGCCTTGCTCTTCTGGAAGCGGATACTTTAGAGATTTTGCATCTGAATCTGCAGATAAATCTGATTCGTGAATTTGAACACCAAGTCCAGCCCCTGCAGCTGAGATTGGATTTCTTTTTGTTAAAGTATTTCTTCTTTGCTCAGCCAATGATGACTTTGGAATTGATTTGAATAGATTAGCAGCAATATGTGACAGCGAATCTTCACTGATCAGATATTTCCCAGTTGAAGATTTGAGTTTATCGGAACTGATTAACTGAGCTGCTCTAACGAGGTCGCCAGAAGTGATTGCAGAACGAACACCGATTCTCTCAAAATCCACATTAAGACCGATGTGATACGCATGAAACGCCAAACCTGCTTTTTGAGCAACGTTTAATCCGTTCCAAACACCATCGCTAATTGAACTTCGAGCGCGATTTATAGAGTTGTTAATATCAATTCGAAGAAGTGCTGTTGCTTGTTGTGGTGTTATAACAGTGTCAATTCCATTAATACCATAAATTGGCACTGTCTCAAAAGAACTGATTGAAACATAACCTTGTCGTAATTCTTGTTGTGTAAACTGATGATCATATCCGATCATACTCTGATCACTTTCTGTAAGAGACTGTTTGGCTTTTAAAGACAATGGAACATGCAATTTGATACTATTCTCAATGATTTTCAATAATCCGATTCCATCATTAATAATATTCGCACTCACTGGATTTTCTGTTCCAGTTCTAGCCTCAGGATAATCAATGGCTGATGGTTTTCTTGGTGAGTTTCTTATTTTACTTGCATCTCTAACGTCACCAAATCCGCGACCATCTGGAGGATTTTGTTTATTAATTCCAGGAAGAACTCCTAGAATGGCTGGTGATTGAGCGAATGATCCATCAAGGAAAAACCCAACAACATACTCGCCTTCTTTTGGTGCAGAGAATGATTCGTTGTTATTGACAGAATATACTGGAATTGCCCATGGTAAATCTTCTGTTGGGATTGCAACAGTATCATCTGTGTGTATTCCAAAGATGCGAACACGACATCTTCCAATCTTTTCTGGATCATTGCGATCTTCAACGACGCCAATCCACCATTGAAATCCGTCTTGTCCAATAAAATTCTTTCTTAATTTCATGAGTTAATTACCAAATTCCACGCAGAATTAAATTGTGGGTTAAATCCTATATTGACATTCACTGAGTCTTTGCAAAGCTCTGCATGACAATAGTAATAATTTTCAATAAGTTGATGACGTATTCCAGTGATTAGATATCTTCCTGACATCATATTGTCTTCTTTGATATTATTTGGATCTGTTTGTGCATCATTTTTAGGCAAACTGACATTCACAATATCGCCGACTGACAACGAACTATCCCCTGGCAGATCAACATGCAATCTTGTGTTATTTAAGAGAGCTATTCGAGCAGCACGCGAAAGTAACCATTTACTTGTGAGCATGTCTTGAAATTTAGGAAACATGCGAACATAACCAGAAGCCTGATTTAAAGAATTGCCCATTCTATTTTTTGCGTAACTATACGGCAAATATTCATTCAACAGTTTAAGAGATGACTGATTCACACCAAACTGTTCGTATTCAGTCGTTCGATTCATAATATCAAGTTTCAATAGTTCAGATGCGTATGCTCCATTATTCATGCTATCCAAAACATCAAATACTTGTTTAAATTCCATCTCATCTAATTTATCATGTCTTGATCCGATGGATTCTAAGAAGTTTTGATTTTTTGGTGAGTAATAAATTGTTTTCTTTGCTGGTCTGGAATATAAACTGCTCAAGGAAACAAAATTAAAGCCATTGATGTTCTCGTAAAACATGTATCCAGGAGATAAATCTTTTGGATTTATTGCAAAGGATGCAATCCAATTGATAGCCTCAAATGGTCTTAAGTTTGGAACAATTAGAGGACTTTTTTCTGGATTAATTAGTAGGCTTGATTGCTCGATGTTATCATCGGTTAGTTTTTCTGGAGAAATCTTTAAAAAATTTCTAGAAATAATTTTAATAATATCTGAAAGTCTACTCTCCTTAAATGATTTGGAGATGTAGTATTGTTGATTCAACATGAATTCTTCAGAGCAGAAATGCAATTTAAAAGTTGCATTTGATGTTCCACGCAAAGTATAATCACTTATCTTGTAGATTCTAAAAACTTTTTGATACCTTTGCATTCCAGGTGTGCTAAATGCGACAGAAATAAATTCGTTTCCGTGCATCTTCAATCTGTTTAGCAAATCATTTGAGTCAACAAGAGTCGCATCACCACTGATGACATTGTTGAACAGATCCTCGTATAAATTTATTTCTTGAAAAACGAAATCGACGTCAATGTTAACCCCAAGACAATTGATTAACTTTAATTCTGTTAAAGAAAAATCATACTCAGAGTACAGACCATCACCAGCTGATCTTCCGCTCGAATTAACATCTTTCATATTATTTTGCCAGCATTAATGAACTAAATTGATTCTCAATAGCACCGATTATTGAAGACTGTGGCACTATAATTTTTCTTCGCTCTTCGTTTAATTCAACCTCATAATCATAATATGATACAGGAGAAACTGTTGTTGCAATTGTCATTTGAGCATTTCCGCCAGTCACTGAACTTACAACATTAAATGTATTCGAATAAGAAGTATTTGTGTTGAGAGCAATTACA